GAGACGATAAATTATGGCAACAATTAACGGAAGTGTAACAACAGTACAGGATACGACAGCAGGATATATTGAAGCATTGGTGGTAAAAAATGCTTTTGAAACAGCAATTACATCTTTGATTAACGCAAAGAATTTATTTACTACAAAATTCACTTTACAGGGTGAAGATGGTGATTTGATTAGAAAGATTACATACACCTATGAGGGTGGTGTGGTAGATGCCGATACTGGCGCATTAGTTCCTTCAGAACAGAGAGGTAAACTTTCCTACAAAACGCAGGAACTTAGAATCAAACCTTTTAAGCAGGCTTTTGATGTAACCGACAAAATGAAGCGTCAGAATAGTAATGTATTAACTATGATGGCAAATGGAAACGCAGAAACTACATACAACTTTATTAATGATAGTTTCTATACAGCATTGAGAAGCATCACAAAGACAAGTGAATATACAACATTTAACTGGGATGCTGTAGAGGATGCACTTGCAACATTGAACCTCGAATCAAGAGAAGGAATGTTTTTACTGGTTTCTCCTAAGATGTATTCTCAGTTGAAGAAATCCGCAGAGGTTAAGGCTGCTAACAATGGCGAAATTATTTTCTCTGGTCAGGTGAAAACTGTAGACGGTTTGAGCATTGTAATTTCTAACAAATTGGGTGATGAAGAAGCAATTATTGCGTCTAAAGACACAATTGTCTATGAGTGCAAGAACGATGCAACTGTTACTACTGACGTATACAACGAATTGGAAAAGGAAACTTTTGTAACTAAGTTTGCAGGTATTGTTTACCTTGATAACGAGAAAAAGGCAATTAAACTTACAAAGAAAGTTGCCTAAGTTTAACATGAGGGGTGTCCATTATGGATGCCCCTTTTATAAAGAGGTGAGATAAATGGAACAGTATTTAGAAGTGGCAAAAGCTGTATTTGAAGCCTATACCAATATTCCATACGATGAATCAAATCCAAAGCACCTTACCATTATTCAGGAAATGGCTAAATGTCATAAATCCAAAGAAGGTAATGAGGGTTTGAATAGTATTTCAATTTCTGGCACAACAGAAAACTATAATGAGTTTTATCCTTATTATATTAGGGTTATGTTGGATAGTGTAGCAAAGCCGAAAAGTAAGGTGAGATTCCTATGAGGTATGAGACATTTAAGCTATATCAGGTCTTAGAAACCTTTGACGATTACGGCAATAGCAAAAATGATATTGAGTTTATAGAAAATATTCAAGTTTATACCAATGAACAGCATTTAAAAGTAATGGGTACGGATACTTGTTATTTTGTAAAGGCATTACAAGGGGTTACACCTTTTAATCAATTTGAATTAGGCGCAGAATATAAGATTTCTAATTCCTACCATGAATATAAGATAACGTCCTTCATTAATGGGCGATTATCTCAGCTTGTCTTGGAAGAGGTGAGGGTATGAACGAAATTTCTTTAAACCTAGAGAATTTTATTAAAGATGTACTTCCCTCTGCCATTGAAAAAGGACTTGATAAAGCAGGGTACATTGTAGAGAACAGTGCAAAAGTTAAATGTGGTGTTGACACAGGCACATTGAGAAAAAGTATTACTCATGATGTAGAGGGTGGCACTTGTTACATTGGCAGTAATGTTGAGTACGCTCCATACCACCATGAAAAGAATCCATTTCTTGAGGAAAGTATACAGGAAAACCTACAAGAAATACTAAATTGCTTTAAGGGGGTGCTTAATGATGGAAAATGAATATAACATTAGTGTTTTGGGGACGGAGTACCTTCTTAAATTAACTAATAAAATAAAAGATTATGGATTGGAAAATTGTGATGGTTATCACGATTTTACCACAAAAGTTTGTGCAGTTGATGTCTCGGAAAATCACGATAGCAATGCAATAGGAGATATTGGTGTTTACATTAAACAAGTCATACGTCACGAGTTAATTCATGCTTTCTTATCGGAAAGTGGGCTTAATGATGAAAGTTGGGCAAATAATGAAGAAATAGTAGATTGGATTGCATTTATGTTCCCCAAAATGTTAAAAGCTTTCCAACTAGCACAAGCTTTATAAAGGGGGATTAATGATGCTGAATGAAATTTTAACAATTCTAAAAGCTGATAGCCAATTATCTTCCCTTTTAGGTGCAACTGTAAAGGATAGCCATATCTACATGAATCAAGGGAAGGCTGAAACTTGTATTAGCTATAAGTATTCTATCATCTCAAGTGATGGAATTAAGGCGCAATGCAAGCTAGAAATAAACTGTATTAGTCCCGATTATGGGAAGGCTGAAAGTATGCTAAATAGAGTAAAACAGCTATTAGTTACAATAGGCAACAAACAATTAAACAATGATATTTTAAACGTAGCCTTAAATGGTGGAGGGAGTCTTTATGTTGAAGAAACCAAACAACACATCATTAAGGCTTATTTTATTTTGACAATTAGGGAAAGGATGATATAAATGGAAAGAATCTTACTTGGTAGTGGTGATGTTTTCTGTATGGAATATACAGGAACAATTCCAGAATATGCCGAAATTGAGAAAATGGAAAATTTACTTGCCGAAATCCAAGGCGGTGCTACTATTAGCTACAACGTAGAATGGTATGACGCAGAAGTCGACAGTGGTAGAGTTAGTAAGAGTTATCTCAAAAAAGAAACAGCAATTCTGAAAACTGGTATTGCTACGTTAAATGGTAATACGATTAAAAAGTTATGTGCCACAGCAAGAGTAACCGAGGATACCGAAAAGCATACTAGAACGGTGAAAATCGGTGGTGCTAATAACTTTGATGGGAAGAAGTATTTGATTCATTTCTTACATAGAGATGCTGCCGATGGTGATGTAAGGGTAACAATTGTTGGTAATAATCAGGCACCTATTGAGTTTGCATTTGCCAAAGATAAAGAAACTGTTGTAAATACAGAGTTTAAAGCGACTGCTTTAGATGAAGAAGGTACTTTGATTCTGTACAATGAAGAAGATAGTAGCATTACAGCGTAAATGATTTTGGGATACTTTGATAGTATCCCTTTTCTATAAAAAAGGAGTGAAATAGATGTTAGATTTGCAAAAGGCGGTAAACGAGAAGTACGAAATCAAATGGCTTGATGGTAGCGTATTAAGATTAGATAAACCTACCAGAGCAATGGAACTTAGTTTCTTTGATTTACGTGAAAAAGATATGGACGAAAAAATGGCACAAGAATTTTTATATAATTTAATGTTTCGTATTTTCAGTAAACGTGAACCTGTTTATATCGAAAAAAAGGGTTTTATAAATAAGCTTAAAAAGAAAAAAGAATTGCTTGAAATCACAAAGGAAGATATTGAGAAAATCAACTACGATATTTTGTTTGTGACTTTACAAGAATATTTTGAATTCTATTACCAAAATCTGAAAATGGGGGAATAGTTCTCCCCTATATGCCCTCTGATACAGGGGAGGAAGTCAAGGAATACTTGACAACTGAAACAGGGGAATTAAAAAAGGTGTCCGATTATTCAGGGTTGAATTTTGACGAATGTCTAAACCTTGGGATGGATACCTATAAGCTACTTTTTCGAGATGCTTTTATTTACGATTTAAAACAATCCAAGGAAGGCAAGGAATACCTTGAGGAATGTTGGCTTTTACAGCAAACAACACCAGATAGAAATAAATTAAAGGAACGGTTTGGAGGTGAAAAGAATGATTGATATGGGTGCTTTAGTAGCACGATTACAGGTGGATAGTGGCGATAGTATCCAACAGCTAGATAACTTCAGCGGTAAAGTTGAAAATGCAGATGGAAAAAGTATAGGCTTGGCTGGTTCATTAAAAAAGTTGGCGGCTGGATTTGCCATTGGTGTGGCAATTAAGAAGACGGCTGATGCTGTTGTAGGGTGTGTGCAAAAGGCTGATGAGTTAAAGCAGTCGTTTAATACCCTTCAAACACAAACAGGGGCAACCGATGCAGAGATGCAAGGGCTAGAAGAATCCCTAAAAAATATTTATGCCAATAATTACGGTGAAAGTTTTGAGGATATTGCCACTGCTATGGAAGAGGTAAAGAACCAAACAGGGCTTGCAGGGGACGAGTTGGAAACAATGACAGAAAATGCTATTGCCTTGCGTGATACCTTTGGTTTTGAAGTACAGGAAAGTACTCGTGCAGCCGATATGATGATGAAGCAGTTTGGTATTACTTCCGAAGAAGCTTTTAATCTCATTGCACAAGGCAGTCAAAATGGCTTAGATAAGAATGGAAACTTGCTTGATAGTATTAATGAGTATTCTGTACATTTTCAGCAACTTGGATTAGATAGCGAAGAAATGTTTAATATGTTCTCAAACGGTGCAAAAACAGGTGTTTTTGATGTAGATAAACTTGGGGATGCTGTGAAAGAATTCGGTATCAGAGCCAAGGATGGCAGTAACACAACCATAGAAGCCTATCAAGCGTTAGGATTAAATGCCGATGAGTTACAAGTTAAATTTGCTCAAGGTGGAGAGAGTGCCAACGAAGCTTTCCAAACTGTTACCAAGGCATTGAATGATTGTGACGATGAAGTTGTAAAAAATACTGCAGGTGTTAACCTATTTGGAACTATGTGGGAAGATATGGGGGAAGATGCAGTAAAAGCCCTCACCAATACCAATGGGGAATTTGACAAGACAGCAGACAATTTGGAAAAAATCAAAGAGATTAAGTATGACAGTTTAGGTAATGCGTTCCAAGGTATTGGTAGGCAGATGGAAACAGGTTTAATGATTCCATTGGGTGAAAGATTGTTGCCAAAGCTGAATGAGTTTGCTAATTACATACAAGAAAATATGCCACAGATACAAGCAACCTTTCAGGGGATTATGGAAGGTATAGGTGGTGCAATTACTTTTGTAACGGATAACCTTAATATCATTATACCTATCTTGGCAGGAGCGGTGGCTGGGTTTGTTGCGTTTAATGTAATCAATACTATACTACCTTTGTTTACAGCAGTACAAACAGCTATCACAGGGACTACTACGGTACAAGCTGCGTTAAATGCGGTTATGGCTGCCAATCCATTTGGAGCGGTAGTTACAGCTATTGGACTTTTGGTTGCAGCAGGGGTAGCCCTCTACATGAACTGGGATACCGTAAAACAAAAATGCGAGGATTTATTCAACAAGATTTCTGAGGTTTGGGAAAACATTAAAACAACAATCACCACAAAGGTTGAAGAAATTAAAACTGCTATTAATAATAAAATTCAAGATTTCAAAAACGCAGGTAAAGCAATTTTCACAGGTTTATGGGATGGCATTAAGGAAGTATGGGAAGGTATCAAAAGTTGGGTTGATGAGAAAGTATCATGGCTTACTGACAAGCTAACCTTCTGGAGAAAAAGCAAATCAGAAATGAATGACGATTCAGACGATGATTCCGACGGTAGTCATAGAAACGGTTTATCATATGTCCCTTTTGATGGCTATAATTCTATTCTTCACAAAGGGGAAATGGTACTCACGCAAGCTGAAGCTGATAGATACCGTAAAGGCGAAGGCAACAGCACTAATAATGCCAATATTACAAATAACTTCTATGGTGTCAAAGAAGAAAGAACAGCTTTTGAAGTTGCAAGAGAGACAAAGAAAACAATAAGAAAATTAGGACTGGCATAAGGAGGGATTCGATTTGCTAATCACAAAAAGTACAAAAATAATTTACAGAAATGAAGTGGGTGGGGAAATTGAATTTTCTCCTTTTTCTGCCTACTTTGTCGAAAATATTGAGGAAGAAACAAAAAACAATATCACAACCAATAAGACAAACCTTATCCATGGTGAGAATTATATCTCAAACACATTAGAAAGCAGATACATTTCTTTATCTGGACTTATTGACAAGAACTCAACAACAAAAGCATTAATAAGAAATTTAACAAAGGTTGTCAATCCAACCTTAAAGGGGAAATTGATTTATCAAAATGAAAATGAGGTAAAGGAAATTGAAGTTATCCCCGAACAGATACCAGATATTAACGCTAACGGTGGTTTGATTAGATACGAGGTTTCTTTGATGGCTTGCAATCCATTTTGGAAAAATACCGAAAAAACAGAATATCTTGCACTATTTATGCCAATGCTAACCTTCCCTTTGGTTATTGAGCAAGAAGAAGGAATGGTTTTCAGCTTAAAAGATTCTGTACTTGAGACGGAATTTAATAATCAGGGTGACGTAGAGAGTGGTGTAAGGGTATTATTTAAAGCCAGAGGGGGAACGGTTCAAAACCCTAAGATAATGAATGATTTAACGGGTGAATTTATTAAGTTAAACTATTCAATGGAAAAAGGGGATAGCATTGAGGTTATCAGCTATCCTGAAAAGAAAAAAGTTACTGTTAATAGTACCATTAACGGTTTCCGTTACCTTGACATTGAAAGCAACTTCTTTAATTTGTTAGTTGGCAAGAATAAATTAAGCTACATTGCAGATGAAAATACAATTAATTTAGATGTGATTGTGTATTATACGCCACGATTTTTGGGGGTGTAAGCTATGGATTTGTATGTATATGAAAACTTTGTGTTGCAGGGGCTAATTACTCAATATGATTCATTGCGTTGGACTAGGCGGTTTAATGATATTGGGGAATGTGAGATTGAAATGCCATTTGATGAAGAAGTGTTTAAGCTATTGAGAATTAACAGTGTGCTTTACCATAAGCAAAATAATGAAGCCTGTTTTATCTTACAGAAAAATGTTACTACTGATAGCTACGGGAATGAGAAGCTAACAATCATTGGAAAGTGCATATCATGCATTTTAGAAAGTAGAATGACAAGTTTTATAGGGGATACTACCATATCCAATTTGGTAACAAAGCTATTAAATGAAAACTTCATCAATGCAACCAATATCAATAGAAATATTCCTAATATGATTTTGGGGGCAGTTAGTTTAAAAAACAATCCAAGTATTAGCGTTAAATATGAGAATGTGGACGTTTATACCATTCTAAAGGAAGTTACCCAACAGTACGATAT